AAATACTGACCGTAAAAGAGTATGGTAAGTGCATGGGGAATGTCTCGAATGTACTTCCAGCGTTAGGCTACTATGGGCTACGGCGCCATAGCGACCTTCAGGGGGTACTAGAGACCCCCTGAGCAGTATACATTATTTTATGTTTGCGGTGATACCAGATCACGCATTTTAACATCTGGCAACAAAACCACTAACACGGTAACATGATTAGGTGACGCACACCGTCATTAATCATGTTAGGCTTATTCCGTCAAGAGATATTTTATATCTCCGGTGCGATGCAGAATCCTGAGCCTTCGTGTGCTCTCAGAAGCCGTTAATCAGGATTGTCCACAGGTTAGATTAAGCACCTAACTGCTTTCAAGTGGATAGTATTGGCTTGAGTGCATAAGAACTTGCATTCGCTGATACTTAGTATAGCTTCTTTTGTGAAATAGCTGTCACATCGCAGCTTCATTTCACACCCACTCCTAGTAGGAGTTACTGATCAAGTGAATGGAACTAGATCTAAGCTATAATCTATAGCATCAATTGGTTGCTTGGAATCAATTGGATTAATACACAAGCTAGGTTTTATGTTTGTTTGACTGAAATCAAACCAACAGTGGCGAACCTCACTAAACGAGGCAACACCATACCGTCCAAGTTGTCCGCCGACACTAGGACCCACTCGACCGTGGCTAGGTCCCAGTTCAGGGAAGGCTGAACACCCGTACTCACCTGTGTATCTCAGTATTGAGAAGTCAGTGAAACCCCATCTCCACGGGCATTTATTTATGAATGGGAGATGACATCGTGAAATAGGAACCAATCACGATGAACTGATGTACGAGTAGGGCAGTAATGCGTTTTAGAGACGCTGACGTAAATTACTGAGTTGCAGGCAGTACCCTATTAGAATCTTTCGTTAGGTTTAGCAAACCTCCAGTGACGAATTGTCTAGTAGGGCCGGTGTCGTATGAGGAACTAAGGCTTGAACGCCTCTACGCGACAAGAACAAAATTCTGGTAAATCGGACGGTGTGCCATGGGTTAATAGCCCCACACTGGCCATATAGCACGAAATTGCTAACACCCCACCTACCCAAAATAACAGTTTTGTTCCCCCCACTACAAGATCTCCAAGATATGTAAAGAAGGAAAGCATCCTTATTCCTACTTACTACTTGGACCCTATACCCCGAGAAACTTTGAAGAAGATTCCCACCCTATGGAAAACTCTTCGAGACATCTGGAGGGGCCAAAGGCGAGTGGCACCCGCAAAGCGCATATACATGTGCAATGTTTGCGGCACCACACCAAAAGGAGGACACCAGTGTTCGCATTACAGAATACGTATGTCCGACCTATTGGAGCTGATTAGGGAGCTGCCCTCTGATAAGGCAGAAATGCTATGGGACTACGTGTCCAAACCAGAGGAGCCCATCCCGACTGAGGCGCATGGTCCGAAGCGCAAAACTCAGGATAATAAAAAGAATAACCGAAAGGATCGGCACCCCCGAGAGAAAAGAGATCCATCTGATCAGGAGGAAAAAGAAGAAGAAGAGGAGCCCATCACCTTTTCCACCGAAGCTCCACCGGAAGCTCCAAGCGTCCACAGCTACGGTGTTTC